TATATACTAAAACCAAAAGAGCAACTTCAACCGAAAAGGTTTGGAAACCTAATCCTGAAGTTGCAAAAATTTGGATGGAAAGGCATAACGTTGGAGAACGAGAGCTTAAGGAAGCTATTAAGTTCAATCCAGAAGAAATGAAGAAAAGCTTCCAGTCGATAGAAAAACAGATCGATCTTTATGTCAAATAACTTTGAACTTGACAGTGTTAATTTTATGATTGAACCTCTTATTCTCGAAATTTATCTAAATAAGGCCGATTACAAAGATCGGCTCTTGATCGGAGATTTGAAGAAAAAAGCACATACTGTGCATATGCCTGAATTAGGTGATTCTTCGTTTTTTGTTAGAGTAGATGAAGTTGAAGACATTCTATATACAAAATACAGAAAAGACATATCGAATTACGAATCGACTCCGCCTAGTGAATTCTTTAAGAATGCTAATTCAGTATACTACATAGAGGCTGCGATGAGGGAGTTTAGAAAGCTTCGCTATTTCAGAATACATATTTCTGAAAATGAAAAGACCGAAAAGACTGAGTTTTCTTATCGAATTATGCATTCGAGAATGGACTTAGCTAATTCACTTTCTCCTGATTTCCTATACACATGTAAGCAGATATTCAAAGAGATTGGTGTATATCAATCATCTTCAATACGACCAAAAACCTATTTTGAAATACAAGCGAGAGATCTTATATATCGTCTCCAAGGACATCTTCTAAACTTTGAAAAGGATTCAGAAGAATTCATTAATGTTCTTGAAGTAATTAGTTTGTTTGCAAATAAGCTAGAAAAAGATAACTCTACGGTACTCATAATTATTGAAAAATGATTATGCTTTGTCTGAATAAATAAAAAAAACTTACCGTACTTAAATGGCCACTGATCCTAGGATAGAAGAAATCATTAAGGCACTTGACGTCATCAAGACTAAATTGCCTAATGGTGAGCTGGAAAGCATAAAAAGATCAATTGAATCTCTTAGTCAAGACCAAAAAGCTATTAAAGAAGATCTAGAATACTTCAAAAAGAGACTTTTTAACCCTGACGACGGAGTTATCGTAAGAATCAACAAAAATACCGATTCAATTCTTCGTTTTGAAGAACAATTGGATGATATTCCTGATATTAAAAATCGCCTCGATAATGTCGAAAGATGGCAAAGCGGAGTTAACAAGGCTTTGTGGTTTATTTTTACTACAGTTGCCGGCTTAATTATTGCTGCTATCTATGCAGTACTCTCAAAAGGATAAAAACATTCAAACTTAATGCGATTTGATTATGAGATTACATCGAATAACATCACCTACAATACAGGCGATACTCTCATTGTAGATTTTTCTAATGCATTCTATTACATTAGAAAAATCAATTCAGTTGAGTTCGATTTCACTCCACTAGAAACTGCTGAAAATGGCCACGATATTTTTATTCGTTGGTCATATGATACTGCTAAAATCGACCAAGCTACAGGAAAACCTCACGTGATTTGGTCGGCATGGGAGCAGATAACCGAAAACGGGCAGCAGATTCCTGCCATCAATTCCATATTCAATAAGATTATTAGAGAGAATAACCCAAATCCTCATAAGAATTGGGATTCTTTTGATTTGCAATATAAGCTCGTAAGGAGAGGCCCTGAATCTGGTTCTCGTATGATTACTAGGGTAGTGATGGATTTTGAAGAAGCTGAATTTCCGGAAGAAGCTCAGAGAAGTCCAATAAGCAAAGGTGGATGCAAGGCAAATGCTTGTCCAACTACTAATTTTGGTTCAGGTATTATAGTTCAATGTGATAGTAATTTATTTAGACCGTATGACGTAATGTCTCCGGCAGTTAAGCTATACAAAGAGATGTCTTGTGCAGTTTCCGAAATGTTTGGTCATTGTGTTAGATATTTCAAAACTCAAGCTAAAGTTGAATCAGCAGATCCAATACTTAAAGAATACTCTCTATTTGAAGTTACTGATGTAAAAGACATCAAAATACTTATTCCTGATAATCAATTGCCGGATAACGCTATTAAATTCTTACCTTATGATATGGACTTTGGTGATGGAATCGAAGCACATATCGTTAGAGAACATTTTGAAAGAGCATTTGGACAAGACGATCTCCCGGAACAAAAAGACTACATCTATTTTCCTCTTATTGATCGTATTTTTGAAATTCAATCAGCATATCTTTTCCGTGATTTCATGGGTCAAGAAGCTTATTACAAGGTTATGCTATACAAATGGCAAGATAAGCTCAATGTTATGCGTGAAAATCCTGAGATTGATGCTTATGTCAATGATTTGCATGAAAGTTTAGATGAGGTTCTTGGACCAGAAATTCAAAGAGAGTATACCGAAATTACAAAACCTCTACAATATCAAACTATTGCAATTGGTGGATTTGACCATGTTAGAAGTCATATACACGAGAAGTTATTGATTGAAACTAAAGACTTAACAAATTACTTTACGATTGTAGGTAAGTATTACTATGATATGCCTAAACAAATGATTAAGAACGATATCGCAGTAAAATATAAATTAGCGGTAGATCGTGGAGCAACGGCAAACACTGCAATGACTATGTGGTTTATGCCTGGTGCAACATCAACTTCGGATGTTTTAATTGATGGTTATAACCCAACGGAATCAAAAGGGCTTGGAGCTACTTTAGATTACGATACAACCACACTAAAAACTAAATCAATTTCGGTTTTTGCAAATTCTCAGTACCTAACTTTTGATAAAAATTTCCCTGAACTAGACCCAACTCAATGGTATGCACTAGTTATCAATCATATGAACGAGTACAAACAAACTTCTGTTCATATTTGGAAAATGGTTTACGATCCTACAAAACCTCCTACTGGCCAGCAAAGAACTACGCAATTACAATTAGTTTTCACTCAAGTTCTTGATTTGGTTCCGGAAGAAATTCAACCAACCGATACATATTGGATGTTAAGAGCTGGAAATACTCGAATAACAAATGTTCGTATTTGGAGAAATTCAATGGAAGAGGAAGTTCAACCAATTACATTAAATCAATTTGTAGTACGTGACCAAGACCAAGCATTGTTAATTGACAATGCGATTCCTCCACTTAGAATGGTTAAAGAATACGTACGATAATTTCCCTAACTTTATTTTATGCGATAAATCACGAAAGGTTTATCGCATTTTCTTGTCGATTCTGAAACACCACCTGCCAAAATGGCATATAACCATTACTTGGTTTCAAGGTTGAAAGTATACGAGTACGCAAGGAAGTTGAGGTTTCGCCGAGGCCGCTCCGCCGGATAAAGATACATAATAATATAGTACAAACATGGAAGAACAAGAAAATAAAAATCCACTGAGAAAGTCGATCGACGATTTGTTGAATGACGATTCCAATTTGCCTTCTACTCAAAGTAGTGGTCTTCCGGCTTTTCAATTGAATGAGCCTATAGATTATGATGAGTTGAAAGCCTCGTCTGTTAATAAATCTAAGAAGATGATGAATTCACTTTTGAAGTTTTATCTTTCTCAAGATGTGATTGACAATAACGAATATATTCAAGCCAAAGCTAAATTAGAGATGATGACTCTTTCTAATTTGATACAGCAAATGCAGTATTCTGAAAGAGCGATAACCACTTTAATGAGAACTATCGATACAGGTGAAGTGACGCCTCGTATGTTTGAGGTTCTAGCAGGTCTACAAAAAACCATGCTAGATATCATGAAACATCAAACACTTCATATGATGGCTGCGGAAGAGAATATGAAAAAACTAAAAAGAGATATCGATGTCTATGCCAATCCAACCGAAGGTCAATCGCCTAAATTGCCTCAAGCTGGTGGTAACGTGGTTAGAGGCACGAGAAATCTCATGAAAGAAATACAAGCAGAATTAGGCAATGAAGAATCAGAACCAGACCCAACCGATTTCGACTCCGAACAACAAACTGACCTCTAAAGCAGAGGAACCTCCTCCTGTCTACTATTGGAATGACAATAAAGACGAGTTAGGTTTCGATGAAGATGATTGGTCGCCACCAATATATAAAGACATAAATGAAGAACAATCTGAACATATCCAATCGATTTCTTAAGTACGGTGAATATGTTAAAATAGACAATAATACTAAAGAGTTTGACTCTAGACAAATCAGTTCACTATTTGTCATGGACAAATCGGTGTTTTTGACTTTTGATATGTGTCCTACCAACGAATTGGATGTTGAAGTCATTGAGTATCTTATTGAAAATCGAATACCGGCTACATTCTTCGTTAATGTTCGTTGGTTTCTCCAAAACAAATCTCAATGGGATTTGTCGTTTCTTAAGAATCCTCTATTTACAATAGGTGCACATGGTTACGATCACATAGATCCACTAAAGCAATCTGATTCTGAATCAATTGAAGATATACGTTCCTGTCTAGAATTTTGGTCAGATTGGGACATAAAAATAAAATGGTATCGAGTGCCTCATGGACATCCGTCAGAAGCAGTTTTAAGTTACTTCGAACAAAATGGTTTGAAATGTGCTTCATGGGAAGGTCCAGTTTTTGATAAACAATCGAAGTATACACAATATCATCCAAACGATGCTGCAAAAATATACATCAAAAATAGCCTCAAACCGGGAGATATTTTGATTATGCACGCAAATGGTGAAGGTTTGAATACGATAGATATTCTAAAAATGACAGTCGACGAGTGTAAAACTCGAGGATTTGGTTTCAGAGCACTCTCTTAATTTATGTTTAAGGTAAAAGAATTCAAAGAAGAAAACCCGGATGAGGGTAAAGTGATTTGGACTTCCGATAAGGTTGAAAAGTTACTTGCTGCGATGGAAGAAGGTTATCAACCTTCTGAACATCCTTTTTACGAAAACGATCCAAATTACAAGAAAGGAAATATAGTATTCGAATACACCGATTGGGAATTCGAAGAACTAAAGAAATGCGCTAAAGATATTGTTCATTTTGCTAACACACATTGTCAAGTAATGACCGATGAAGGTTATCAAAAAATTACATTACGTCCATATCAAGAGCGAGTACTTAAATCATACCAACAAAACCGTTGGAATATATTTTTGGCACCTCGTCAAGTAGGTAAGACAATTACTTCTGCGATATTTTTGACTTGGTTCTTGCTATTCCACTTTGATAAAAACGTCCTTTTGATGTCCAATAAAGGTGCTACCACCAAAGAGATTATGGACAAAATCAAAGCTATCATGGAAGGACTTCCATTCTTCCTCAAACCTGGTGTAGCTAAGAAAGATGTTATGACGATGATATTCGATAACCGATGTCGAATCATTGGACAAAACACTACAAAAACCGGTGGTATCGGTTTTACGATTCACCTTCTATTCCTTGACGAGTTTGCTCACATTCCTACCAATATCAAGAAACCTTTCTATGAGAACGTATATCCTACACTTTCCTCGTCGAAAATTTCTCGTGTAATCATCACATCAACGCCGAATGGATACGATCTATTCCATGATTTGTATCAAGGTTCAGTGGATGGAGCTAATGAATACACTGCACTTCGTGTAGATTGGTGGGAAGTTCCTGGTCGTGATGAAGCTTGGAAAGCTCGTGAAATAGCCAACTTAGGATCCGAAGAAGCTTTCAATCAACAATACGGTTGTCAATTCTTAAATTCATCTTCTCTCCTACTTACTTCTGAACAAATTCTTCGTTTAGAAAAAAATCAAAAACCTTTCATATTCCAAGAAATTGATGCATTGGATGACCTTTGTATAGATTATTCTCAATTAAGATGGGTGGAAGATTTTGATCTACAGGATATAGACGATCCACAAAATTTCTTCTGCTTTACGATAGATTTAGCAGAAGGAATTGGTCGAGATTACAGTATAATTAACATATGGAAAGTTCGCTCTATGACAGATTCGGATATTGAAATGCTCAATTCTCCTGGTCATATTGCTGAGTTTTTTGGTTTAGAACAAGTAGGAATTTTCCGTTCCAATATACATAATATAGAAGACTTCTCAAAAATTCTTTATGCTTTAACCGTCAAGGTTTTTAATCAAGAGAATCTACGATTGGTTATCGAATACAATACTTATGGATCAGAGTTAATGAAAAATCTTACAACTCTATACCCAGCCTCAAATGATTTTGATGAAGAATCGATAGTACGATATCATCATCGAGTTGGAGCAAAAACCAAAAATTTGGGACTGAGAATCAACAAAGACAATAAGATACTTTTCTGCGAAAAAATGAAAAAATGTGTTGGTCAAGGTCAATTGATTATTAGAGATCCAAGGACTATCGAAGAGGCAAAAGCTTTCTCTAGAAATCCAAACGGAACTTATTCTGCCCAATCAGGCAATGACGACTGTATTATGACTTGTGTATCGGCATCTTCATTCTTCGAAACTCTAGATTTTACTGAAATTATTGAGGAAATTTTTGACTCTCTGGACT